ACTCAACCGCCTGATCTGGTTCGGGCAGATCAGTCACAAGTACAAGGAAGAGTTTGGTGAGACGATGAACCCAAAACATCTTGAGGCCGTGCTTAATGCCACACCACCAAAGGAGAAGAACGCTTGAGATGCCCCATCTGCAACGCACCAACGGAAGTAGACGACTCACGAACACGAAAGGAAACCAACAGTGTTATCAGAAAACGGAAATGCTTCAACGACCACATCTTCCAAACGGAAGAAAAAGTTCAAGGATATAAACTTCTACGACCCGTTCACGAGGGTGGATCCAAAGCTGCTGGAGCAGATGTACCGAGCAGCACAAAGAGAAAAACTTAAACAACAACCAGAGGCATTACTATGACAACCGGAATTGAGTTTTTAAAGCTACCTAAAAAGCGCACGGGGCGTGGCCCCAACAAGAAGCCTACGTTGGTCAGTGTCAGCTTGCGTATTCCTCATGAGGTGCTGGACTATTTCACGACGCAGTACCCGTACACAAAGCAGGCGAAGATACGTGAAGCCCTTGTTGCGTTCGTCAAAAAAGAGAAAGGCAAAGACAAATGAGCGATCCAGTAAATCACCCCGACCACTACAAGGTGGGGGGCATCGAGACCATTGACTTCATTGAGGCTAAGCAACTGACCTACAACATTGGCAACGTGGTCAAGTACATCACCCGTGCCGATCACAAAGGCAATCAGTTGCAGGACTTACAGAAGGCGCAGTGGTATCTGGTTCGAGAGATACAGCGCATCGAAAAGAACACAGCAGCCTAACATTGTTAGGGTAAACACCAACCCGTTTCGACGGGTTTTTTTACGTCTGTGCTTGTACAAAGTCAAATGTTGTGGTACATTAGGCTCCATAAACGACTGGAGTGTTAGATGGCAACAACCCCCGAGACCAAGGTCAAGGCAAAGATCAAGGGCATCCTCAAGGCCCACAATGTTTACTACGCTATGCCAATAGGCACCGGCTACGGTAACTCAGGCGTCCCCGACTTCCTCTGCTGCGTCAACGGCCACTTCCTCGGTATCGAGGCCAAGGCAGGCAAAGGCACGACGACTGCACTGCAGGATAAGAACATCCAGCAGATCAAGGATGCCGGGGGCACAGCAACGGTAGTCAACGAAGACACGCTTGCCTACCTAGAACAACTAATCCAAATGATGAAAACATGAACATCCTTACCCTAGACTTTGAGACCTACTACTCACAAGAGTTCAGCCTCACCAAGATGACCAACGAGGAGTACGTGCGCTCCTTTGAGTTTGAGGCTATTGGTGTGTCGGTGCAGGTAAATGACGGTGAGCCCAAGTGGTTCACTGGAGACATGATACAGACCGCTGTATTCCTGCGCAAGTTCGATTGGGAGAATAGCCTAGCCCTAGCTCACAATGCTGCGTTCGATGCGTCTATCCTTACGTGGATATTCGGCATCAAGCCAAAGGGCTGGTTGGACACGTTGTCGATGGGGCGTGCGCTGCACGGCACTGAGGTCGGTGGTAGCTTGGCTGTACTTGCAAAGCACTACAAGGTCGGCACCAAAGGCACTGAGGTAGTCACGGCGAAGGGGCTACGCCGTAAGGACTTTCCTAAGGAGCAGCTAGCAGAGTACGGCAAGTATTGCTGCAACGACACGGCCATAACCTATGCCCTGTTCCAAAAAATGGCCGAGGGTTTCCCGCCGAGTGAGTTGCGATTGATTGACCTGACCATACGCATGTTCTCTGAGCCCGTGCTGCAGTTGGATGAGGGGATTCTGACCGTGCACTTGGGTGAGGTTAGGCGCAAGAAGCAGGAGTTGCTGAGCAGGATGCTGATCGACAAGGATCAGTTGATGAGCAACAAACAGCTTGCGAAGGTGCTTGAGGGCTTTGGTGTGGTTGCGCCCATGAAGATTAGCCCAGCTAACGGCAAACAGACCTACGCATTTTCTAAAACCGATGAGGAGTTCAAGGCGTTACTTGAGCATGACAACGTGACCGTGCAGGCCATCGTCGCTGCGCGGCTTGGGGTCAAGTCAACCATCGAGGAGACACGGACTGAGAGGTTCATTGGGATTGCCAAACGCGGTTCTATGCCAGTTCCCCTCCGCTACTACGCTGCACACACAGGCCGATGGGGCGGTGACGACAAGCTCAACCTGCAGAACCTGCCACGCAAATCCCCGCTGAAGTATTCCATCATTGCCCCCGATGGGTATGTTGTGTTGGACTCAGACTCATCCCAGATCGAAGCCCGTACGCTGGCATGGCTAGCTGGGCAGAATGACTTGGTTGAAGCATTTGATAAGGGCGAGGATGTGTACTGCATCATGGCGTCAGCCATCTACGGACGCCAGATTACCAAGGCTGACGAGCGTGAACGCTTTGTGGGTAAGACCACAATTCTCGGTGCAGGCTACGGCATGGGCGCAGCAAAGTTCAAGTTGCAACTGAAGAACTTTGGCGTTGACGTTGAGTTAGACGAGGCCAAGCGAATCATTGATACCTACCGGGCTACCTACCCTAACATTGTTAGGCTGTGGGCTTCTGCTGCTGACGTACTTAAAGCAATACTACAGAACCAGCAAACAAGTTTTGGCCGCGATAAGGTACTGGAGGTGGACGGGGCCAACGGCATCAAGCTACCCAATGGGCTATACCTGCGCTACCCAAACTTGCGCCTACGCGAGGACGAGAAGACAGGCAAGGTCGAAGTTGTGTACGACACCAAGAAGGGCAAAGCAGTTATCCCCAACCGCATATACGGTGGTAAGGTGATCGAGAACGTATGCCAAGCACTTGCTCGCATCATCATAGGTGAGCAGATGCTCATGGTGGCGAAAAAGTATCGGGTGGTCATGACCGTGCACGATGCGATTGCTGTCGTAGCCCCTAAAGCCGAGGCCGCTACCGCGCAAGAATACATTGAACTATGTATGCGACTCAGACCCAAATGGGCGCTGGAACTACCCCTCAACTGTGAATCTGGATATGGAGATAGCTATGGAGACTGCTAAGGCAATAGAAACTTTTTACAAGGGGTACCACTTCCGGTCAAGGCTGGAAGCTAGGTGGGCTGTGTTCTTTGACACGCTTGGCTTGCCTTGGAAGTACGAAGACGAAGGGTTTGAGGCAAAAGTTAACGGCGAAACAGTGAGATACCTACCCGACTTTTTTCTGCCATGCAGATTTGAAGAAGGGGGGATTTTTGTAGAAGTCAAAGGCGATAAAAATGCGCTCAAGAAAGACTGGGAGAAGCACGCCAATATGCACGATTACGGAGGAATACTGCCCAACTTTCATGGCTCATACGGGGAAAACAAGGGGTTGATACTGCTTTCTGAAATACCCGAGCCATCAAGCAGCAAGGCATATTTTCACCCCATCCTCCAACATTACAAGGGGCTTGTAAAAAGCTATGGCTCCTTTACACCTTACGGTTTTGAGGTTGTTCGGCAATCTAGGCTAATCGAACTCCTAGGCATAGACCCGATTCATGGTTTAGATTCCAGCGACGAGGATTGGGACATAGATACAAAGCAAGTGCATACCTATAAGCATTACCCAAATGTAATGAACGCATACACCGCTGCACGGTCTGCGAGGTTTGAGCATGGGCAGAGAGGGGCTACATGAACCCTAAACCCATCGTCTGGTCGTTCAGTTCGCTGAAGACCTTCCAGCAGTGCCCACGCAAGTACTACCACGCTAAGGTTGCACCAGATGCGATCCGGGAACCTGACACCACAGCTACGCTATACGGTAAGGCTGCACACACTGTAGCCGAGGACTACATCAGCAAGGGCACACCAATACCGCCGCAGTTTGAGTACATGCAAGAGGTGCTGGATATCCTTAAAGCAATCCCCGGCGAGAAGCTAGTTGAGGTGAAGCTGGGCCTAACCAAAGACCTGAAGGCGTGTGACTTCCATGCGCGTAATGTGTGGTGGCACGGCATTGCCGACTTGGTAGTTATCAATCGGACGACAGGGGTAGCCCACTCCGTGGATTACAAGACAAGCAAGAACGCAAGATACGCAGACAAAAAGCAACTAGACCTTGTAGCCTGTGGCCTGTTTGCCAAGTTCCCGGAGATCAAAAAGATCAAGTCCGCTTTGATTTTTGTAGTATCCAAAGAGTTCGTTAAGGCCGAGCAGCTAGTTGAGTTCAAGGACACCTACATGGACAAGTCCGCAGTTGATGTTGCGCGTATCGAAGCAGCGATAGAGAGCGGGGTGTGGAACCCTATTAGCGGCCCACTGTGCAAATTCTGCGCGGTGAAAGACTGCGAATACAACAGGAGCTAGTAATGACCAACGAAGAAACCGATACCGCTCTTATCCTTGAGGGTGAGCTAAAGCGTCGAGTAACCGAAGTGCTGGGCACCATTGTGCACAAGATCGTGGACAAGGCTATAGAAGCGAATTACGCTCAACACAAATCAGCCATGATGCTAGAGGTTGCCGTATCAGTCGGTAAGATGCTGCGCGGGATCGAGGAAGAAGGCCGTAAGCCGCTATGGGAAAATACCGAGATATCAGCAATCACAAAGGACTAATCATGCCTTACGTAAACAAACCCCGCCCGTACAAAAAAGAGTACGCCCAGCAAGTTGAGCGAGGCGAAGCCCCTACCCGTGCGGTGCGACAGAAAGCCCGTGACGAGATGGATGCTAAGGGTATCGACCGTACCGGCAAGGACATTGACCACTCAACTCCCCTGAGCAAAGGCGGCACCAATGCGCCGAGCAACTTGAAGCTGAAGTCGCCGAGTGCCAACCGTTCTTTTACCCGCAACTCAGACCATACCGTCAAGGTCAACAAACCAAAGAAAAAATGAATCTATCAGAATATGAGTGGCCCCGACCACATGGGTTTGAGCCATTCGACCACCAAAAGGTCACATCAGAGTTTTTGATTTCCAACCGCAAGGCGTTCTGCTTCAACGAGCAAGGCACCGGCAAGACTGCATCAGTGATCTGGGCAGTCGATTACTTGATGAGCATCAGGGCGGTGAAGCGTGTGTTAGTGGTATGCCCTTTGTCCATCATGAAGGCCGCTTGGCAGGCTGACTTGTTCAAGTTCGCCATCCACCGAACTGTTGCCATCGCTTACGGCAGTGCGGCCAAGCGAAAAAAGATTGTTAACAGCAGTGCCGAGTTCGTCGTGATCAACTTTGACGGGGTTGCGGTTGTCAAGAAAGAACTACTTGCTGGTGGGTTCGACCTAATCGTAGTCGATGAGGCGTCAGCGTACAAGAACGCGCAGACAGACAGGTGGAAGGCACTGCGAGACCTCAACAAGGTGATCAAGGGCTTGTGGATGCTTACTGGTACGCCAGCAGCGCAGTCTCCCGCTGATGCTTACGGGCTAGCTAAGCTGGTTAACCCAACCGCCGTGTCTCCGTTCTTTGGGCAGTTCAAGGATACGGTGATGAACAAGGTGAGCTTGTACCGGTGGGTGCCTAAACCTAGCGCACAGGCTACTGTGCACAAGATACTGCAGCCAGCGATACGGTTTGAGAAAGCCCAGTGCCTTGATTTGCCACCGATTACTTTTGTAGACCGTGACGCACCACTTACCCCGCAGCAACAAAAGTTTTATAGCATCCTGAAAAAGCAGATGCTCATCGAGGCCGCAGGGGAGGAGATTACCGCAGTCAACGCCGCCGTGCAGGTAAGCAAACTGCTGCAGATTTCATGTGGGTCGGTGTACACAGACAACCGCGAAGTGATTGAGTTTGATGTCAGCAACCGGCTGAACGTGGTGCAGGAGATCATCGACGAGTCAAGCCACAAGGTGCTCGTGTTCGTTCCGTTTACACATACCATCGACCTGTTAAAGAAGCACCTTGAAAAGCAACACATCACGTGCGCGGTCATCAATGGTGCCGTCAGCCTGAACCAACGTAGCGACATCGTCAAGAGCTTCCAAGAGCAGCCGACCATCAAGGTGCTCATCATTCAGCCGCAAGCTGCATCCCACGGGTTAACCCTAACCGCCGCCGACACTATCATCTGGTACGCTCCCTGCACCAGCGTAGAGACATACCTGCAAGCCAACGCACGCATCGACCGTCCCGGCCAGAAGAACAACATGACCATCGTGCACATCTCAGGAAGTCCAGTGGAAACCAAGGTCTACTCTTTGCTGCGTAACAACATTGGCAACCATCAAAAAATCATTGATCTGTACCGTCAAGAAATTTCTTCGGAAATCATTTGACAATGTACAATCTTGTGTTATAGTCAGTTCCGTAGGCAGGTAGCCTACACCTCACCAACCATTAGGAGTATTAGATGACTGAAGAAATTGCAGAGGATAAGAGACCCTCAAATTTAGACATGCTGGCTAACGTCTACCTCAAGATTCGTGACGCCCGGACTACGCTTAAAACGGAGTTCACTATGCAGGACTTAGTTCTACAAGAGCAGATGGACCTGTTAGAAGCCAATATGCTTGATGCATGCAAAGAGTTGAATGCAAGCAGCATCAAGACCCCACACGGCACAATCATTCGCTCGGTCAAGTCACGGTACTGGACGAACGATTGGGATTCGATGTACACCTTTATCAAAGAGCAAGGTGCATTTGGCCTGTTAGAGAAACGACTTCATCAGACAAACATGAAGGAGTTTCTTGTTGAGAATCCTGACCTTCTGCCTATGGGCCTGAATGTCGAGAGTGAGTACACCGTGGTAGTTAGACGTTCCAAATCCTGAAAGAAACCAAATGAGCAACATCACAGTTATTGATCAAGACCTCCCCGACTTCCTGCAATCTAGCGGGGTCAGCGAGCTTACCAAGTCCCTTATGGGTAACACGGGCATTAAGCGTATCGTGCCTAAGAACGGCATCTTTCGCAAGGAAGTTGGCGGCAAGGAGATGGGCAAGGTCAAGGGCGACCTAAACGTCATCATTGTCAACTCGTCCCCCAAGGTCGGGCGCATCTTCTACGCAGCGCAGTGGACTCCTGATGCTAAGCCAACACCCCCTGATTGCTTCTCCAACGATGGCAATATCCCTGACGCTGGGTCCGCGAACAAACAAGCTGATCGTTGCGACTCATGCCCTCAGAACATCAAGGGCTCAGGTATGGGCAACTCAAAGTCTTGCCGCTACTCTCGCCGCATCGCCGTGCTGCTGGAAGACGACTTTGGCACCGCGCTTGAGGGTGAGGTCTACCAGATGAACTTGGCGTCCAAGTCTCTGTTCGGTGAAAGCCCGTCTGCTACTGAGCACGTATTTGAAAGCTATGTCAAGTATCTGGGTAACAACGGCAAGAGTCTTGATTGGTACATCACCAAGCTGAGCTTCAATGACAACAACGACAACCAGTCGATCCTGTTTTCTGCTGTGGAGCACATCAAACGCAACCACTACGATGTGGTCACCAAGGTGGGCAATACCCCCGAAGTGCAGAAGATGATCACTATGACTCCGTATCAAGCGCAGACAGACGGGGTTCCTAAATTGGGAGCATCAAAGCCTGTAGCGCCAGCCCCCAAGGCTGCGAAAGTGGAAACCGAGGAGGTCGCCGAGCCCACCAAACGCGAAAGCAAAAAGGTCGAGCCTCCCGCGCCTACGGCCAAGCGAGACTTAGGTTCTGTACTTGCCGCATGGAGCGACGAGGAGTAATCTATGAGCTACGGATACAGCCAGCGGCTAGTTGACGCAAACAGCAATGCAGACGTTAGCTCGCGTGGCGTGTATCTGGGTAGCCGTTGCATTGCACTTGGCATATCTGTCAAAGACGTAGCGGACAGGCTTGGCGTAAGTCGGGCCACCGTCTACAACTGGTTCTGGGGGTCAGTGACTCCTAGTGCTGGTCACACTGACAAGATCAACAAGTACCTGCACGCACTCAGAAACCGCAAGTAGCACGACAACCATGTCCGACTTTGACCTACTCGGGGCAGTACTGCCCACGGAAGGGCGTTATTGTGTGATGGGGATTGGGCGGTACCCAGACCAGAAATTTGTAGATACTAGAGAAGAACTTGATACCATAGCCGAGCAGTTTGTAGCCAAAGGTGCAGATGCGTATTTTGGTTGCGCCAAATACGGCCCCCTGAACAACCGCACGCACGCCAACGCTACGTACTTTCGCGCACTATGGATGGATATTGACTGCGGCCCCACGAAGGCAGCACCAGACGATAAAGGCGTTATCAAGGGTTACATCGACCAAGCGACAGGGCTTAGCGAGTTTCAAAAGTTCTGCGCAACCGTTGGCCTACCTCGACCTATCCTAGTGAGTTCTGGTTATGGAATTCACGCCTACTGGCTACTTAAAGAGACGGTCTCCCGTGCAGAATGGGAACCCCTCGCCGAGCGACTCCGAGAGCTTTGCGTAGAGCAGAGTTTCATCGTGGACCCATCGGTGTTTGAAGCATCGCGCATATTGCGCATACCCGGCACGTTCAACTTTAAGCAGAGCGAGCCGAAACTTGTAGAGGTGATTAACGAACGCAGTGCGCGTATAGAGTACGCACAACTGAAAGAAATACTAGGGGCAGCAGAACCCAAGGAAGAGCAGCCTGACTTTATCCCCCGTGCTATGAGCCCCATGATGGAAGCTCTGATGGGCAACAAGATCAAGCGGTTCAAGACCATCATGATGAAGTCGGCGAACGGCACGGGCTGTAACCAGCTACTG